ACTAGCGGCAACCTTTACGACACCGCTTGAGCCTTTATGTGTAGCCATGAATTTTCTCCCTTACGCGTCGCCGCGTGTATATGAATAAAGAATCTGTACGGTGACAATGACGCCGCCAATAGGCTCTATTGTACCATCATCCACCTCGACGCTGATAACCTGCGTGTCTACCGCGTAACCGCCACGCGTCCTATCTTCATCAAGTTTTTCGTCGATAGCCTCTGCAATTTGGTTGCGGGCTGTGTCGATGTTCTTGTGCTTAACAAAGCAAACCAGCTCATAGTCAATCGTGCCATGCCTGCTAGTTGAACTGCCGCCCATGCTGGCATCTTCGCGTGTCTCGTTTGCTGTGCGCACTAAGATAGCGGGAAATTGAGCGTTTGATAGCTTGTCAAAGTCGAAAGGCTCGCGCGTCACTTTTTTGACGGTTGGGCTAGCGAGGGCTTGCAGTTGAGAGACCAAATTGATTGCGATGTTTTCTCTAACGCTCATATCTTAAGCCCCTTAAAGTAAACGTCACGTATAGCGCGGCGATCTGACTTGTTAAGTCCAAAGAATGGACGCGTTCGATTGTTCTGCGCCGCCTTCCTAGACTCCGTTTTGCTGTCGAAAAAAATCAGGCCGTCTTGGCCTCGCAAACCATACTGAAGTGATTTCCGCATTTGGCCTGTAAATATCAACCGCACTTTATTTGTTGGCAATGCTGGCGTTCTGTTTTCCCTAAACGCTTTATACGCTTTTGAATAAGGGCGAAACGGTTGCTCTTTGACATCAAGGCCAAGGCTTGTGCGCTTGTTGATCCTGTTGACGCCTTCTGCCGCCGCTCTGCGCATTGCTCGCTTGTGGTTTTTGGTAAACGTGCGGCCTAGCTTCTCCACCATCTTGCGGAGGTCACGGGGCTTTGTGTCTATGTTTACAGTAATCATCGGTCTAGGCGGTTAAGCGGAATGCTTTCCTTTTCCTTGTCGGTGACAGTGCCGTCGTCATCTGCGTCGTACTCGACACCGTCCTGAAATACTGCGTCTAGCTCCTCACCGTAACGCGCTTTGTAGAAGTCGATCATCTGCAAGAATCGGTCGTCGTCTACCCAATTGGTAAGCTGTGGCAATGCGTACTTCCATAATACGAGGTAAGACGTGGCGCGTGTCCATTGTGACTCTGTTAGGTAGCTAGCATCCATTTCGCCAGCGATGCCCTTACGGTGCCACCAGCGATTGCGTATCTCACGCTCAACATCTGCCTGTGCTCGTGCGTGTTCGTCGGTGAACGCAGTAATGCCAAAGTCTAAGATGTCGGGGACTAATTCGGTTAGATTGCTGTCAGTGCTAAACGCCATGTAATCACCACTTAATTCTGGCGGACCAATAGACTGCATCTAATGGCGTCGCGTTACGTAGATTCTTTTCGTGTCGTGCGTACCAAGCCGCTCGCATGGCCTTGTCGCGTGCAGACTCCCCATCCTTGGGTGGGTAAGTCTTCGCGCCTTGAGCGCCAAACCTAATTAGCTTGATTGCACCTTTGTAGCGAGCCAGAACCGCATGAGACTTAGACGGGTGCCGTGGCGTACGCTTTGCCACGTTGTAATCTTCAAATCTCTCACCGCGATAATTGACTGCCATAAAATCCTCAGAGTAAAGCGGCCCCGAAGGGCCGCATACATCTTAGAGCGTAGCGTCAAACAGCATCTCAACACCGTAGCTGTCATCAAGCTCGCCAACACCGTATACGGCAGTAGCGTTAAGCTCGAATGCACGGTTAGATGCATCACGCTCAGTCTCGAGGTTGAAGTCACGCTTCATAGCCATGCACATTGCCTCACGGGTGAAAATGCACCCTTTAGCATCACCGCTTCCATCAACCGACACATTCGCTGACTGATAGACTTCGATGCCGCCAACTGAACCAACAAAACCGTTGCGCATTGCTTCGTTCTGTAGGTCACCACCGTTGGGGTTAGCAAAGGTGTTAGTCAGGTTGGCTGACAACTGATACGCGTGGAACGGGTGAACAACTGCGTAAACAGGGCCAGTTGCCTTATTAGCTCGGAGAGTTGCCGCCGCCTTGAATAGGTCAGCAACAGTAATCTCTTGCGACGCCGCTCCCAACGATGTTGAGAAGCCGTCAAACAAAGCAATAAGGTCTTGGTCGATCTTTGTAGCAATTGCGTTTCCAAGAACAGTACCAAGCTCCTGTGCAGGGTTGCCAGCGCCCATTGCCGCCATGTCAGTAAGCAATACCTGCGCACCAACTTCGCCAACAGTAACGCTAACGCTTGAAGTGCTGACAGTAGTTGAGGACATGTCAGTGCCTTCAGTAAGGTCAGCCGCCGCAATTGCAGGGTACTTTGGTACTTGAATAGTAGTGCCAGCAACATTGCCGATGTCGTAGCGAGTAACAAGACCTGCCATGAGTGAATTTTCTTCGGCCGTGAAACGAGCGGCCGCGATGATATTGCTGAAAAGATCCGTCAGAGTTGAACTAGTAGTAGCCGCCATGATTGTAGTCTCCTAAGTAAGCGGTTTATTTTTGCGCTAACCTTATTGCACGGTAGGCTTCTTTGCCCCCGTTTTCCCAGTTAGCAACCATTTCTTCCGCCGACATAGGTTTCGACGTGGAACCACCTACCGCCCCTTTCGAGCCAGCGCCACCAACTGACGCCTTTACGAAGTGCGGGTTTGTAGTCAAGAAATCACCGACAAGCTCATCAACGCTTACGGGGTCGCCTTTGTCGTTGTATCGTGGTGTTCCGTTCGAGTCTACAACTTCCGCTGTGCCGTCTTCAGACAGCCGAACCGAACCACGTACTAACTGCACAACCTGCTCTGCCGATACTGCGTTGTTCCTACTCGCCGCCGATAGCAAAGCACCATCAACTAATTGGCTTTCGAGACGTTGCTTGTACGTCCTAATCTCTTGGTCTTTCTTTTCGACGGTCTGCTTAAGAATCGACTCGAACTCTCCGCGTTCCTTCTGCTTTTCAATCTCAGCTTCTTGCTGACGTTGTAAAAGCGTCTTTGCCTCGTCGAGGTCGATACCTTCCAGTCTCTTATCGTATTGGCGCTTTGTGCGAGCAACACGGTCTGCGACTATTCGGTCTAACTCTTCCTGTGTGAACGTCTTTACTTCCTGAACTTCTGGTGTTTCCACTGCGGCTTCAGTGACCGCGTCTACCATGACTTCATCGCTCATGTTACGAATCCTCTTTCGAGTAGGGTTAATTGTATCAAATTAGCGTGACTTACGCTTTTTCTTGCGCTTGTCTTTCTTATGGTACGGCATAAATCCTCCTTTAGTCAGGAACAGGCACCCACCAATGACGGCAGTTGTAGCCGCCTCTCACACGGAACGGATCGCCCGAGCGTTTGCCCTTCCACGAGTCGTCCCATATTTCATAAATTTCGTCTGTCGTGTATTCCTTTCCGACGTGCTTCTGGCAGAAGGGACGCGTTGATTCTATCGTGTCGCCCTCATACCTAAAGGTCGTAATGCCAGCCTCTGCCGCCGCCGCCTGCTGTATCGATGAGCTAAACTCGAAAAGCGAGTCATGTAGCATGGTCTTTGAGTATCGTTGCAGGTCAGCGTTTAGCAGGTTGTTAAGCTCAGATAAGCTAGCAGAGAATGGCGTACCCGACAGCGTATTGTTGTACACCTGCTGATATAGCGCCTCTGCGAACTCGTCAGCCAGTGCCTGATGACCCGTAAAGCTAAACTGCTGAAGCTGTCCGATGACTGACTGCGGTACACGGAAGTCGGCGAACTGCTCCATGAACTCTTGCGTCAGTGCTACGGCGTCGGGATACTCGCGAATAATGTCGTCAATGACCGTCAGGTATTCATCGCGCACAAGGCCGTCTATTTGCGCTCTGAGGGCGAGTGCGGCATCTAGGTCAAACAACACACCATCACGTAGAGGAAGGCCAGCAAGCGCGTCTGTGAGCCTTGAGCGCAATGACTCCATAGCACGCAAAAGACGACGCTCATGTGCAGAGGTCGCCCTTTCTAATGCGCGTGTGAGTTCCTCACTGTCCATCAGTTACTGTTTGCACTGGCTCGACCAATACGTCACCGCCAGCAATCTCATCAAGGCCGATCTTCTCGCGCACCTCGTTAGGTGTCACCAAGCCGCTGTCGATGTGGTACTTGTAGATCTGCGTCTCTTTAGTGAAGTCACCGACTGCTGTAGTAGCCGTCTCGATTTCCTCATGCGCCTGTGCAAGCACTTGGTCGTCAAGCACAAGGTCGGCGATCTGCTTGTCAATCTCACGCAACAACGTGACTGACTTAACGCCACTGGCGCGTGTCTTCTGTAGGAAGTTCAGCTCTGATTCGTAGTCACGGATATCGAAGCTGTCAGGGTAGCTGATCTCTACCTCATGCAAGTCATGCCCCTGCCATGTGCACCACAACTGCCACAACTGTTCCTCGGCCAGCTCTAAGATGTCGGCCTTCTCAGACAGCTTTGAGTTGAGCATCTGGAATTCGGTCTGCATTGCCACGCCTGACTGCGTGATTGCTTCTGTGCCGCGTACTGCGCCCATGTGTGCCATGCGGTTGATCGACTCGATCTTGTCTTCAATAGAGGCTCTGATTGCGTCAAGGTTCGCGCCCGAGGGTTGCATCTGGTACGGCTTAAGTGCGCCGTCCATGTCGTCACTGATATTGATTACAGCGCCAGCACCTGCACTCGCATCGGTGTCGTAGGTCTTAACTAATGTCGGGTGGTTAGATATACGGATCAGTTGCTCAATCTCTGACAGCTCTTGATAGATAGCCTGTTGCATATAGGCGATGTCACTGATGTCACTAATGCCGATGCCACGTACTACTGAGCGGTTAGAGGGTAAGTGTACTGCGGGAATCTTGCCGATAGGGTTGTCAATGGTCTCGACCACCTGCGCCTCGTCACCGTGGTAGCGAACAAGCTGTATCGTTTCTCGAGTCCAGATACGGAAATACGTTTCGGTCGTTGTGCCGTCAATGCGGTTTACTGACTCCCGTACCTTCATGTAAGTCAGCTCATGGCGACCACTAGGCATTCGCTCGTACTTCCAGTCGTAGACGTTCTCGGGCGTGATTAGCGTGACGTAAGGACGTATCTCTTGCGCTAGTTCTTCTGCCCGTGTGCCTGCTGTTGACTGTGGCTTATCAAGCATGAGCCAAACGTGGCCGTACACACTCGACCATATCTGTGCCTCACGCATGAAGCTGTTGAAGCTCTGCCCGTCGAGGTTAGCGTCCTTGAGGAATGCGATTAGGTCTGCGCTGCCTTCCATCTGCTGATAGTTACGCGTAGGCGGTACACGCCAAAGAAACGAACTGTAGACGTGAACGACGTTGCGGCAGTGGTTGTCTAGTGGGGTTAAGGCTAGGCGTCTGCTGTAAGCATTCTTGTCTTCGTTGAGGTAGCTGGTCAGATATGAGCCATCGCGATAGTCTTGCCCGCCCATGTAACTACGCAGATAGAACTCCCATCGGTCTACGTTGTTCTCGTAATCGGGGTGCTGATACTCGATGTCTTCGTAATACATTTACGTCCACCTCTGCGGGGATTGCGGCGCATTCGCCTTTCTAATTGGGAATAGATACTCCACCGCATAACCAAGTGCATCATTCATGTGGTCAAAGCCGTCTTTCTCAGGCTGGCTCGTTCCATCTTTGTAGGTGTGGCGTTCCAATGACTCGATCACCTTTTTGCACTTAGGGTCAACGTATAAACGTCGGACGCCATCGTTAGACAGTAGCCGACTATTTACCGCGTTTATCCTGTCCCGTACTGCCGCATGTGAGTTTCGGACGCGTACCTCAAAACCCGCGTTTTGCAATATGGACAAGTCTGTCCTGCCACCTGCGCTTGTCTTACGTTGACGAGACGCAGGGTCAGGGTATATCACTATTGTACCATTTCCGTAGCGTTCGCGAAGCTCTGCAACCATCTCATCGGTGTTGCTACCAAACATGACTATCTCATCGAATACATGGAGCGTGTCGCCCTTGCGCGTCATCAGTACCGCACTCATCGGGTCGAGGTTGAAGTCCATGCCTACGTGTATGATATCGAGATTGTCGGTATGTCTTGCAACTGATTCTTCTCGCTTAAATGAGTAGTAAATAATTCCTGCATATGACACGAAGGCGGCTTCGTATTCTTGCGTGAAGGTTCGTTCGTCCAAGTCCGCTTTAGCTGACTCAATTTCTGACGGTGCAACATTTCCGCCTTCAATCGTGGTGTATTGATATGCACGCCACCCGTCATCTCGATCTACTCCTTTCCCATACAAGTCATAAAAGTGATTGCGGCCTTTAGGTGTGCCGATAAACAACGCACCACCTTGTCGGTCAGACAGGCTAGGACGTATGACCTCAAACCATGCTTCTGGTCGCATGTCGGCAAACTCATCGAGGACAACAAAGTCTAGTGAGCGGCCCCGTAGGTTGTCGTGC